AGGGGCGGGAACACGCCGTCGAGCGGCAAGTCTGAGGGTGTGCGAACTCGACCGAATTGTCCGACGATCGAGGTCACGCGGCCCTCCGGCCCGACGGGTCCTTCGGGTCCGATCGGTCCTTCGGGTCCGATAGGTCCGGGAGGTCCGGGAACTCCGGTTCGAACATGAATGTCGATCGCGCGGGTCTCACCGAGCTTGCCGGTTACGATGTCCATCATGCGGCGGAGTCCGTGACGCTCGCGGTGACGAAGACATGACCGGCGACGACGGTCGCGACGGTTCCGTCGTCGAGCGTCAGTTGCAAGTCCCACACGCCGTTGCGGCGTTCGAGGCGCAGGCTGTCATCGCGCGAGAGGTCGGCGACGATCACGTTCGGCAGCGTGATCGTGACCGGCAGAGCGAGGGCGAGCGCCCCGCCCGGTCGGTCGCGTATCTCGGCTTTTGGCGTGACGCCCGTCAGGTCCACAGGCGTGTTGCGCGCGCGATCCTGCCAGAGCGCGAAACTCCACGAGTAAGTGTCGCCCTTGTAGATTTTGAGCGGGAACGTCGCGGGCGTCATCCGAGAGTGATCAACCCCCTCGTCTCATAGACGGAGCGCGTCGTCGGCTGCATGGCGCGTCCGATCGCCATGATCAGCGCGACGGCGGCGTCGATCTTGTTCTCCGGTCGCGCCTTGCGCGGATAGACGTTGTCGCGCGCGTCGGTGTGGCCCACGACGTTGCCGATGCACCACGCGAGCGGCCCGTTGCCGTCGTGGCGGATGCGCGCGGAGCGGATCGCCGCCTCGAGTTCGCGGGTCGGCGCGCTAAAATTCTGCGTGTTGCTCCGGAACTCGATGACGGGAACGGAGAACGATTGAAGACGTTGCGCGAGTTGCGTCGTTCGCCACGGATCGTAAGCCATCGAGAGGACGCGGAAGCGGCGGAACCACTCGACTGTGTCGTCCTCGATCGTCTGAAAGTCGGTTTCGTTCCCTGGCGTAATAATCAACTCGTTCGCGTTCGCCCACCCCGGATAGGACGCGTTCCGCGCTTCCATGACGGCGGCTTCGTTCAGGTAGCAGCGGCAAAAGACGGTGTAATGAGTGTCCCCGTCGCGCATCTCCGGGAAGACGGCGACGAGCGCGGCGAGGTCCGTCTTCGAGGCGAGGTCGAGCGCGAGATGGCACTCGCGGCCCTCGAAGTCCTCGATCCGGAGGTCGCGGTCAGCGCAAAGCGTCCACTGGCGCGTGCTGAATAATTGCTCGTCGGCTCCGATCCAGACGTTCAAGTGTCGCGTCCTGGCGGATGCCTCTTGCGAGGGATTGTTCCTCGCCTGACGCATGATCGCGCGGATCGCGTCCGGCTGAACGGAGACGCCCCAGGCGGGGTTCGCCTTGACCCAGGTCGGTTCCTCCCACGGGTCGTCCGTGTCGTCGATCGAGTAAATGATCGAGAACAGCCGCTCGTCCGTCTGCACGCCCTGAAGGACGCGGAGCGAGTAGTCCCAGAGTTGACGACCGATCCCGGCGTTGTTCTGCGTCGCGGTCGAGATCGAGAGCAGGAACGGTTGATGGCGCTTGCCCATCGCGGTCGAGAGGGCTTCGTAAACCTCCGGCGTTCGGTGCGATCCGATCTCGTCGCACACCGCGACGGCGACGTTCAGTCCGTCGAGGGCTTTCGCGTCGGACGAGATCGGGACGAGGCGCGACGCGGTGCGTTCCTGAAAGATCGAGTTCGTCAGGACGCCGACGCCCCATCGCTTCCTCATGTCGTCCGATCGGCGGACCATGTTCTGTGCGGTATCGAACAAGATGCGCGCTTGGTCGCGGGTTACGGCGGCGGCGTAGCCCTCCGCGCCCCCCTCGCCCTCCCCGAAGGTCATGTAAAGCGCGATGGGGGCGGCGATCGTCGTCTTCCCGTTGCCCTTCGGGACGTAGACGACGGCTTGCCGAAAGCGACGTCCTCCGGTCGCGCGTTCCTTGAACCCGAAGACGTTCGCGTAAACGAGCTTCTGCCAGTCCATCAGGCGAAGCGGCTTCCCGGCTTCCTGTCCTTTGATGTTTGGCATCTGCGACGCGAAGACCATCGCCTTCAGCGCGGCGAGGTCGTCGAAGCTCCACTGACTGTCCGGTTTCTGTGCGGCGGCGTGATCGCGGAGGAAGCGCTCGCAGGCCATCCGGGCGTGCAGCGAGGCGGCGGACGGGTCCTCCGCCGTCGTCCTGGCGTAGCGCAACGCGTCCTGCACGAACTGTCGCGGATCGTCGGCGAGGGGTTCAGCGACGCGACGTCTCGCCATGTCCTTCGAGGCTCGCGAGCGGCGGGAGGGTCGAGGCTCCCGGTGGCAGTGGCTTGGGCTTCGGCGGAGACGGAGCTTCGGTCGTCCGCTGCGACTTGATCGGGGAGGCGTGATAGGGCCAGCGCTCCAGCCCTTGCTTCTGGCGGAGACGGCGGACGCGTCCGGCGATGGTTTTGCCTGTCGTCCCGGCGCGGGCGGCGATCATGTGGACTGACAGCCCCGCGTTCCAGTCGCGGTGAAGTTCGTCTTCGGTCATCGGCTGATCCAAACGAGACGCGCGATGAACGCGAGCGCGAGTAGCGCCAGCAACCAGAAGATCATCGGGTGACGTGCTTCACCGCCCACATGACCGCTTGTTCTGCGTTCGTCTTTGCGAGCGCAAGTTCGCGACTCGCGCCGATCGCATCGCAGGCGAGAATGAACGCGAGGCCCAGGTCCTTCAGCGTGGACATTTGGGCCTTTTCCTCATCGGTCAGCACCCGGTATTCGTGGCGCACAACGTTGTTGACGGTGCGCGCGTCGGACGTGCTGTCGATCATCTCCGGCTGGTCGGTCATCTGCGATCCCCTGTCATTAGTTCGGTGCCCCGGCTCCGAGGAAGCTCCACGGATCGGCGCGAAGATCGTCCTCCGGTCTCGCGTCGATCGTCGGCGGATCGGCGTGCAGACGCGGACGGCTTGCCGGACTAAAGCCGAGTTCGCTGATCAACCTGATCATCAGTGTCGTCGTCTCGTTCAGGATGCGATTAGCCGGATGTTGCGCTAACCCGCCGGTTGGCGTCGCGACGATCAGCTTATACCGGGCTGTTTCGTTATACTCGCGCAACTCCATCTCGGCGATGTGGTGACGTTCCTCCGCTTCGCAGAACAAGCGAAGCGTCTGTGCATCGCAAGTCTTGAGCACGCCGGGAGCCATCGTCCGGATCGCCCACTCCCACGTCTCTGTCTGGCGCAAAGTGAGTCCTGGCGGCGGACCCACAAGATCGCCGATGGGTTTCGGTTCGGCCTTGCGCTTCGCAATGCGTGCAGGCTCCGCCGTGCCGTGGAGTTCGTGCAATTTTGTGGGCTTCGGCGGACGCCCGCCGCGATTACCGCGCAGTTTTGCGACCCTCAAAAATCCATTGGGGCGCGGTCAACGCGTCACAAGGTTTCAAGTTTGGCACACCGTATAGGGTCCTTCGACGGTCAGCCATCGGGCGGCGGCTTGCTCTGCGACGCGAGCAGCAGTGCCAGCACGGCGGTCAGTGCTTCGGCCATGACTTCGCGCACCTGGGCAACGATGCCAACGTCGATACAGGTTCCGGGTTGACTGCGTCCGGCCAGGACCATGTAGGTGCAAGCGAGGATCGCGATCAGCGTCTCGCCGACCATCACCAATAGGATGACCGCAAGCAACAAGAACGCTGCACGCATGATGTCGAATGGTGGTCGTGCCATCGATGCGCATCAGTCTGCGGCCTCGACGACGCAGAAGCGCGAGGCATCGTTGCAAGGATCGCCAGCGCCGTTGCGGTCTCTGATCACGCGGTTATGCGCGACTTGTCCGACCCACTGGTCGAGGACGAGAAGCGATCCGTCTTCATAGGCTTCGAGTAGTATCGCGGCGTGTGATCGTCCGTCCGTGTGATTGCCATACCGCGCGTTACTGTCGAACGTCGCGATCGCGGTCCCCCGTGCGAGGTTGCTGCCCTGCACCGGTGGACCGCGTCGCCACTGTGTCGTGATCGGTGCCCCTGTCGCTTCACGCACGAGCGCGACGCAATGCCCGGTGCCATGCGGCTTGCCGAGGTAGCGCTCGAACTCCGAAGCGACGAAGGGCATTGATCACCCCTTCGGTTGCGCTTCTTCGGGTGGCTTCGGCTCAGGCTTCGGGAATGAAGCGTCGGCGTCGATCACGACATACCGATATTTCACTCCCGGCATCCCGGCGACGAGGACGAGGGCGAGGTATTTGCCATGCACACCGGGCGGAAGCGGAGGCCAGATCGCACCCGGTGGGAATGACGGGAGATGTCCAGGCGTTCCACCCCCACCCGGCAGGCCCTGATCGGGCGCTCCCGGTGGACGAGGCGTCGGCACTGGTCCGGTTGACGGTCGCTCCGGCCAGCCTGGGATCGGTCGCCACGGATGCTCCGGCGTGAGGGGAGGCCAGATCCCGACCGGCGGATCAGGCGGCTCGAC